AAGTATTGGCTGGTGGTTTAAGTTTTCTTTTTATCATCTGGTTGTTAGAAAGGATTCTATAATGCCTAGCAAAGAATGTGTAAAAGAATATAAGGCAAAAAGTTTTGCATTCTACATGGGTGCCTGTGCATTTGCTGTAGGTGTATTAGTAGTTCTTTTTGCATTAACATAATTCGTAGAAGTTGTTTCAAAGTTGTTGTGGACGGCGGTGCAAATCCGCCCACCTCCACCAAAAGTATATTGACGGTCCGAGTTATCGGAAGCAAACACGAAAGTGGCAATATACTTCTGATGGGGGTGTTATAGATTCGACATGGCAATAATTAGAACAATGGAGAATCGTCAAAGCTAAAGACGTTAGGGTTGAGGATACTCGGCCGAAGAAGCAATTAAATTAAACGCAAACGATGAAAAGTTCGCACTTGCTGCCTAAACGGTAAGCGGAGTTTCACCAGGTGAACTTAGCAACAGAATCACCTGGCCTATATAATGTATCAGCACACACATTTTGCTGATAACACACACAACACACAAAAGGAGAAGTAAATGAGTATGACACCATACGAGATACGGCTAGAACTCTTAAAAATGGCCAAAGATATGCTCTCTGATGAGTATTATGGTAAGAGAGAAATTATATCAAACCAGTGGTCAACCAAGGTAGAAGAATCCAAGATTAACGGAACTCCTTCACCAGAACATCCAGGTTTTCCACCATTTCCCACAGAAGAAGAAATTGTAAAGAAAGCGGAAGCTCTCAATCAATTCGTTTCTCAAACCCCTCCACAACCTGAAGTTAAATCAAAAGCGAAAACTAATTCGTAATTGGAGACCAAGGCAGTCAGAAGATTTGACTGCCGTAATCAATAAGGAAGAAAGATGTTTAAATTTAACACACAGAAGTTTAACACATTAGCAGTAGTATTAGCGGTATTGACAATCGTATACACAGCACCAACTCTTTCGAGAGAGTTTGTTACAACTGCAACACAAAAACAAGTTGCAGCGGATTATCAGAAACAAGTAGAATGCCTTGCTAAAAATATTTACTATGAATCAGCAGGCGAAACATATGAAGGTAAATTAGCCGTAGCACAGGTTACATTGAACCGTGTAAATAGTGGCATTTTCCCTAAAGATATATGTTCGGTTGTTTATCAGAAAACAACGGATCAAAATTTAAGAACAGTTTGCCAATTCTCATGGACCTGTATGGTCAAAGAGATGGTACACATTCATGATCGGTATAGATGGGAAGAATCTCTTTTAATTGCAAAAAGAGCATTGACAGTTCCAGTCCTACATGATAAGATAGCAGAAACAAATGCGTTGTATTACCACGCAACTTATGTAAATCCTGGTTGGAATAGAAATAAGGTTGTAACAAAAATAGGTAATCATATATTTTACAGTAGAATTTAATATGCCCACCCGTGATGAAATAAAAAAGTTTAGTATGATGATTGAAGAAATGACGGCAGATAAAAAAATAGGTTACATGGATGCTATCTGCCATCATTGTAAAGAAACTGGATTAGAAATAGAAGTGGCAGCAACTTTAATATCTTCTGCTCTGAAAGCAAAGATTAAAGAAGAAGCACAAGAAAATAACCTTTTGAAAAAGAGTTCTAAGTTGCCTATATGAAAAAGATGTTGTGTAAGATACCACACATTATTCATATAGAAAACTTTTTAACGAATGAAGAATGTGATGATATCATCAAACATGGTGAACCATTATTAACAGATTCAAATGTTGTGAATGTTGATACTGGTTTTAATGAAAAGATGGATAGTTTTAGAATCAGTAAAGATTGTTGGTTTGATCATGGTAATCCTTTAGTAATAAATCTCCACGATAAAATAGAAAAAGAAATAGGTATTAGTAAAAAACGATTTGAAGCACTCACAATGCTTCGATATGATATTGGTGGTCGTTATGTACCACATTGGGACTATTTTGAAGAAGTGATACCAACATACCATGATATTGTTAAAGATGTTGGCAATCGAGTTGGTACGGTCATAGTCTATCTAAATGATGTAGAAGAAGGTGGTTACACCACTTTCAATAAACTAAACCTATCGGTTGAACCACGAAAAGGAAGTATGTTATACTTTCGATATGATTACAAAAATAAATCAGACAATGCAAACACCATGCATGCTGGTGAACCTGTAATCAAAGGACACAAATATATTGTAACTACTTGGATTAGGGAGTTTCCGTTTTCGTTATGATTGAGAATTCTGGCTTTGCTGCATTCGCAATGTTTCACGCTTTGAAACTACATTTCACTTCTGATAGTTATGATTATGTCAAATATAATGGCAAAACAAATGTTACCAAAACAACATTCTCTACCAGAAAAGACAAATATTCGTTCTATCGTTTATCACGTAAATTTGGATTGACAGAATTACGAGATTACTATATTGCCAATTTTATGGTAGAAGATATTCAATGGGTCGGTGATATATTAGGACCAGAATCCGAGGACAATTACAAAAAGTGGCAGAAACGAATTCAAAGCTTGACTTATACCTTTGAAAATGATATAATTAAACTGTTAGATAGAGTTGATAATCCAAATGATTTATTAATCGTAAGAAACAATGAGTTTCCATTACTAATGCAGTGTGTTCAACAAAAAGATATTGCACTAGAAACATTAATAATTCTAAATGATTTGATGAATTTTTTTCCTATGTGGGAAAAAGAAATATATGATGATCTTGTTTGGCCTAACTTTAAAAGAAAATGTGAGAAATACAAACCATTTCTCTCTTATGATAAAGTAAAGTTCAAACAAATTTTGAAAGAAAAGATAAAAGAATATGCCTAAAGTAAATATCACAAAAATCTATCTAGACATGGATGGTGTGATTGCTGATTTTAATAAACGCTACAAAGAATTGTATAAGATTGAGCCAAAAGAGGCCGACACATACAAAACCTTTGATAAGTTTTTCACTATGTTTATTGCTGAAAGGCAATTTGCAACACTAGATTTAATGCCTGATGCTATGACCTTAATTAATTATTTGAGGTCGTTACCTATTCCCACAGAGATTCTTTCTTCGACATCATCCGAAAAACGTGATGCTGAAATCAGAGAACAGAAAATTGAGTGGTTGAAAAAACATGATATTGAGTTTCCTGTTAATTTGGTACCAGGTAAAAGATTTAAGAGAGATTTCTCAAATGAAAATTCACTATTGATTGATGATACACCACAAAATATCGATCAATGGCGAGTAGAAGGTGGTATTGGTATACTTCACACGGATGCCATGACTACCATCGGTATTTTGAAAATGTATGTTTGACATTGGATAAATATTCTTATATAATGAATAATGTGGATAAGTCGTTTTAATACACCGTTAATACTCCGTTTATACGAAAGGAAATACTATGAGTTTTGCTAATCTCAAACGCCAATCTGGCAACCTCGACAAACTATCTAAAGCAATCGAGGCACTCAATACACCAACAGAAGGTTCCGATAAATCCGATAATTTTTGGAAATGTGAAGTAGACAAGGCTGGTAACGGCATGGCTACAATTCGTTTTCTTCCCGCATCTGAAAAAGATGGTGAAGATGGTTTGCCATGGGTTAAAATGTTCTCACATGGATTCCAAGGTCCTGGTGGTTGGTTAATCGATAACTGTTTGACAACCAAAGATCAAAAATGTCCAATTTGTGAACACAATTCTGCATTATGGAATTCTGGTATAGAAGCAAATAAAGACATTGTTCGCAAACAAAAACGTAAACTAAATTACATCGCAAACGTTTATATTGTATCCGACCCAAAACATCCTGAGAATGAAGGCAAGGTATTCTTGTTCAAGTTTGGTAAAAAAATCTTTGATAAGATTTCTGAAGCCATGAATCCTCAGTTTGCTGATGAGGAGGCAATCAATCCATTTGATTTGTGGAAAGGTGCCAACTTCAAGTTAAAGATTCGTAAAGTTGAAGGCTATCAGAATTATGATAAATCTGAGTTTGAATCGCCATCTGCTTTATTAAATGATGATGAAGAACTAGAAAAGATTTGGAAATCACAATACTCTTTAACTGAGATGATTGCTGATAAAGAATTCAAATCATATGATGCTTTGAAACAACGCCTTGATAAGGTTCTTGGTTTAAATGGTGAAACACCTGCTGCCAAGACAACGGTTGAACAGATCAAAGAAACACCTAAGACTGCTCAACGGTCTTTCAATGCTGAACCTGATTTGGAAGAAGATGATGATATGGCTTATTTCAGTAAACTTGCTGAAGAAAATTAATGATGAGTTGTTTGTGACTTTTTTAACTTTGAATGAAAGGAAGTAAAATGAAGTATCTAGTTTCTCTACTCGCAGCCGCATTTGCAGTAACCGCCTTTGCTCAAGCTCCTAAAAAAGAAGAGCCAAAGAAAGAAGCTCCAAAAGCAGAAGTTAAGAAAGACGAAAAGAAGAAGTAATCTTCTCTTAATTAAAAGAAACCCACCTTATGGTGGGTTTTTTATTTTATACTGGCCGCATATTCTGCCGCTGAACTCTCAGTAATGTTGGATCATCTATTCGAGTAGAAACTGTGGTCTCAATGGCAATATTACTACCGCCACCAGAATTATTACCAATAGTTTGAGAATTATCTATTACTGTTGTGCTCATAGCAGGTTTAGCTGCCATTTTAATTTCAGCATTCTTACTCATTGTAGATTCCAATCGTGCATCTGTTTTATTACTAGATGATACAGGCGTAACCATTGGTGCAGGTGCCGAAACTTTTGGTGTTGCTGATGTTGTCGGTGCGGCAGCAGGTGCTGTCTGATTTACTTTTGGTGCCTCTGTAGAAACTGGTTCTACAGGTTTATTATTTTCTTCTGGTGTGGCAGTAACCATAGGTTCAACATCAGCACTAGAATTGGCAATATGTTCAAATAGTTTCTCACTAATTGCTTTGCCTGCTTTCTTACCACCAACATAACCTAATGCTGCGCCAGTTGCACCACCTAAAAAAGCACCTATTGGGCCACCAACTGAACCTATAGTTGCACCTATCGTAGCACCCATTGAAGTACCAGCACCAGCGGCAATTATCTGTGCTGCACTTGATACCATAATCTCACGTAATTGTTTATCATCTATCTTACCTTCTTCACGGTCAGCGATTGCTTGTTTCATTGTATCCATCAATTCAAAAGCACCAGCAATACCACCAATAAAAGGAAGTTTGGCAAAATACTTCAACACACCTTTAGCACCTTTCAGTATTTTTGATACTTTTGTTGCCTTTGGTTTTTCTTCAACTTTTTCTACCTTTGTTGTTTTCTTTTCTTCTTCGTATTTCTCTTTGCCTTTTTTGGTAGCTTTTTCTGCTGTCTTTTTAGTTTTTTCTTCGGTCTTTTTCTGTTCTTCTGACTTAGGTTCAGCAGGCTTTTGTTCTGCTGGTTTTTCTCCAGGCTTTGGCTCAGCTGGTTTAGGTTCTGCAGGCTTTGGCTCAGCTGGTTTAGGTTCTGCAGGTTTGGGTTCCGCTGGTGCCGTTGGAGTTCTAACACCTCTTATTTTATCGAAAGCTTTTTTTAGTCCTATTGCAGCTGCTATTTCACCTACAAAAGCAAGTAGTGGTCCAATCCAAGACCACAGTCCATTCCATATACTCGATATAACTCCCATTAATAAATTCTTTGCTGACTCGATTAGACCTTTGATAAAATCAATAAGGCCGCCACCTTCTTGTTTTTTCTCTACAGTTTTTACAGTTACAAAAGATCCTAAAGATTTAATTGCTTCAATCAATTCTTTATTACGTTTTTCTTTTTCTTTTTCACGAATCTTTTTAAAACTCTTTTCTATTTGATATCTTTTTAAAGAGTTAATCTGTTCAGCTTTTATCATGTTATACATGCGAGCCAATATGGTAGCAATACCATCACCTTTTTTCATTGATTGTGTATTGCCTTCTGATATAGAAGAATATAAACCAACATCTGATTTGTTTAGTTTTTCGTTAATATATGCAGGTTTTGATTTTGTTTCTTTTATCTTTTTGCCAGAAAAATAACTAATATCTTCTTTACTTCTTCCTGTTATACCACCAAGTAAAGCAGAACCAAAACCACCAGTTAACATTCTGGCAATATTTAACGGATCAAACTTCTCTTTCAATCCTAATGACCGTGCTTGAGATTTTTCTGATATACTGGATTTAATAGAAGAAAACACACCTTCTTGGCCTTCTATTATTTTTTCAGTAATTAAATCTTTGAGAGATTTCTTTCTGATTTTAGATGCCTGTTGATAAGTCATCTTTTTATCGGTTGAATCGATATTATCTTGTTGTTTTGGTTTACCTAGTTGCGACATTTCTTTCTTTGTGGCTGGTCGAATATAACTACCAGTTTCAGCTAAAAGAAACCAATGGCCTTTCTTATTAAAGGCATTTGGATTCCACGAAAAAGTGTCTTGACCTATTGTTTTTATTATAACCATTTTACATTGTAGCTAACATTGGAGAATCATCCATTACTGTGGTACTTATAACCTGTCGTTGTTGACCAGCACCAGCATTGATGAATGTTTTTGTATTATTCACTGCAACATTTGTTACAGGCACTTGTTCTTTTAATTCTTGATTCTGTGTAGACATAGCATATACTGCTTCACCTGATGGCGCACTTGTGTATGCCTCAACTCTTGCCAACTGTTCAGCGCCAAATCCTTTGGTTAAATCTACACTGGCACCAACCACAGCTTTAGTAACTTCTTTATTGGCTTCAGATTGACTTTTAAACGAATTTACTTTATCACCTAATTTGTTCTTAACAAAGGCAGCAACAACTTTTGGTCCTATCTTTGAATCGAATACCAAATCTGGATTTGATACTAAGTCTACACCAATCTGTTTACCAATTCTTTTATAATTATCTTTACCTGTCAATTGAATCAAACCACGACCACGAAATTTAAAGCCATCACCTGGTTCGGTATTGCCTAACTCCTGACCTTTTTGAGTTTGATAACCATAAACCGTTTCAAAAAATTTAGAATCATCTTTTTTGATTTCATTCAACTGTTCATCTGATAAGTTTGCAACTCTACTGCCAAATATTTTACGAATTCTTTCATTTGAAGTTTTACCATAACCCGTTTCATACTTTGCTGAAAATCCAGATTCTTTACTGACGTTACCTAAAATTGCTTTCTGAGCATATTCATTAGTTATACCAACTTCAGCCAGTGCTGTTCCTATTCCAGCAATTACTGCTGCTGTGCCACCAATTGCTGCAGCACCACCCATAGAAGGTGTAGGCACTTTTGTTGCTACTGGTGCCTGTGGTTTAATTTCTGCTGGTATTGATGGTGTTTCTTTTGTTACTTTAGGTGTAGGTGCAATTTTTGTTGGACTCACAACTTCTTTGGCTTTGGTGATGGCAGTTGATACAGACGGAATTTCTTTTACTTTACTGATGGCACGTGATACAACTGGTGCAGCCGCAACTGCAGTAGTTGCAACAGCAGCTGTTGATGGTGCCGTTGCAGCAGGTTTTCCTGGTTCTTCTGGTTTTTTTATGCTGGCTTCATCAATTTTTAAATCTTTTTTTGTTTTATCAATATCAACTTTTTTAGGACTTTTATCTTTTAATTTTTTAATTTCAGCAATCAAATTATCGTGGCGTCTTTGATCCTCTGATTCAATTTCTTCTTCAAAGTTGTGATCCAATTCTCTATTCAAATTTTCTTTTTCGTAAAAGAATTTCATGGCATTGGTTAATTTAGCAGCCACAGTTGCAACATTGTCACCTTTTTGTAAAGAACTTCTCTGACCTTCTCTGATTGTAGTATAGAAAGCAGTTTCTACATTACCCACTTTTGTTTCTTGTGGTCGAGTAACAGAATATTCTTTCTCACCTTTTTTTCGTCCTTTGTTTGCAAAGTATGTCATATCTTCAGGACTTCTACCAGTGATTTTGCCAAGTAAACCCATACCAAGATTACCCGTGAACATTTTGGCTATGTTTAACGGGTCGAATTTCTCTTTTAATCCAGTTGTTCTGGCTTTAAAAGATTCAGATATACCGCCACCAATCGATTGGCCAATACCTTGGCCTGAGGTCAGTCTACTGGTAATAGTACCTAAGACTCCTCGTTTTCTCGTGGCAGCTGCTCTTTCGTAATTGCTTATCATTTACCTTGTCTTTGTTTTATCTTTTCGTTTTCTTCTTC